GTTAAAGGAGAAATAAAATGAGAGTTGATAACATAATTAAGCTATTACAAAATACATATGAGCCAACTGATGAACTAATGATTGATTGGATAGACAAGTACCAAGCAGAAGTTGATACCGAGGAGCAGTGGAATTGGGCTGTCGGTATGATGGAGGGCAGTAGCGAGGGAATGATTGATATGTATTATGTACAGGATATGGTAAGTGAAGCGATTGCTGATTTAGAAGCAGAACAAAGGAGTAGATAATGAAAGATAAGATTAAAGAGATTAATATACCAATCAGTGAGTTTGATGTTGAGATGTTGAAGAACGTAGCCTATGACAACGACCATTTCTATTGGGAGTTTGAGGTTGTTGGTAGTGGTGAACTCATACGAGTAAACTTTATGAGTGTCGAAGAAGCAGAACAAAGGAGTAGATAATGAATAATGATACCAACGGTAGGGGTACACACAGAAGTACGCCACAATCGAATCCTCGTAAGGCTGAGGATGATATACGGATGGATAACCTCAAGGATATGTTTCATACCACTACTATTATGGACAGTATGAATAGGATTATGAAATTAGTAGAGAAAGGTGAGCGACTTAAGAGAGGTAGTTATGAATGAGAAGACGTTTGTACTAACAGATGGTAGTCGTTGGACTCTCAAAGAGATGATGGCACACACTGGGTTAGAGAAAGGTATGTTATATACTAGAACACAGCGAGGTATCAGTGAGAAGGAGGAGTTGTTTGCACCAAGACAGAAGGTATCCGATAGACCTCCTAAGGTATACACACTCACTGATGGCAGTGAATGGACAGCGAATAGTTTAGCTAAACATTTGAACTGTAAGAAAGCAACAGCACAGTCAAGGTTCTATTCTAAGTTTCCATTAGACCCTGAACGTGTGCTTAAGCCAGTGGTAGGCAGTAACTACGAAACAGATTGTGTTAATAATAAGGTAATAAGTGAACGTGTTAAAGGTCGTATGTATTATGATGCTGAAGGACATTGGAAATTATTTAATAGGTGTACGTAATGAAGACATATAAGTTTAATAAGGTAGATATGATTGAGTGTAAGATGACTACATTAATTGAGGTCAGTGCCAGCAGTCTAACAGTAGCTAAGTCATTGATACTTAACGGAAAAGGTGAGCAAGTGGGACTGATGTTCACAGACGCAGACGTATTAGAAGAAGGGGAGGTTAAGTATGTCAAAGATAGGTGATTATATTATCGGTATGGAAGAAGAAGGTAAGCTTGTGTATCGTAACGATAGAAAAGAGTACGTACCTGTGGGGTTATCACCTCGGAGTGATGTAATTAAATATAGAAAACAACGTAAAAAACAACGGAGAAAATAAGATGAATAACTTTAAACAAGTAGAAGAAAGAATGTTATGGACAACAGATGGTACGTTCCTAGACAGACGTGCACCTAAGCACAAGGCTATTGTTGATGTAGATACGGATGAGATTATCTCAGTGGTAGGTATGGGCTATAACCTAGTACAGAACTCAGAGATAATCCCTCAGTATGAACGAGCTATCGCTAGGTCTAACCTAAACACAGATGGTATGGAACGTAAGATAGATTACTCACACGATGGTGCGAGGACAGTGGTATCGTATCGTTTCCCTGCTCATAGGATTGCTGTTAAAGAGGGTGACGAGATGGACTTAATGATAACGGTTCTTAATAGTTATGATGGTTCGTGGAAGTTTATGTCTATGGTAGGTGCGTTCAGATTACTATGTACTAACGGACAAATCATTGGTGATAGCTTCTCATCGTACTACGGTAAGCATACCAAGAGTTTAGATGTGGACTATGCCATCAACAAGTTAGAGGATTCTCTTGAAGTTTATCTACACAATGCTGAACTATGGAAGCAGTATCCTACAAGTAAGATAACGATAGGACAAGCTAACACTGTACTGTTAGCATTGGCTAAGGATAACATTAAACTGATGGAAGAATTAAATTCTACATATCAGAAGTATGTATTCGAAATGGGACACAACCTATGGGCTCTGTTTAATACACTAACGGATTGGTCTACTCATTCTAAAGTTACGAACGTGTCTAACAAACCCAGTATCGTAGTGAGTAGAGAGGGTAGGGTACGTAAGGTACTGCCTATGTTGAATGAGTTACTGTTAGCTGCTTAATTATTTATTTAATATAAACACTTGACACATAGTTTTTTATCTGCTATACTGATAATCTTTAAGAGTTGTTTAGAAAACTTCTAGTTAAGTTGTTATAAAAAATTAAATATAAGATAGCTCTTAACGAATTCATTTAGAATTTTATACCAAATTATTATACATAGACTTAGTGTTAGGTGTATAATAGAATAAGCGAAAGCAAAGAGTGGTACTAATACAATGTTAGTATCTAAAATAAAATATAAGAAAGGAGTATGCAAATGATTGCAACAGGAAAAGCACAATGGGCAAAGGTATTGCCACATCAGTTAGTAACGGACGATAAATATAAAGACTTTAACTACTGGTCACTTGACTTAGTGGTTACGGACGCTGAGAAGAAACGTCTTAAGGGATTGAACCTACGTCCGTATCATAAGGACGATGGTGAGACAGAGACTAACATCTATAAGTTCTTACGTAAGGAAGTTACAGCTAAGGGTAAAGAGAACGGTGCCCCAACAGTTGTTGATAGCGATAAGAACCCGTGGAACAATGGTGAGTTAGGTAACGACAGTGTTGTTAACGTTAGTTTCTATACATATGACCACCCTAAGACTAAGAAGTTTGGTTTAGGTAAGGGACTCAACGCTATCCAAGTAGTTGAGCACGTGCCGTTTGCAGGTGCAGGTGGTGTGAGTGAGTTCGATGCTACTGAGGGTGCTGTAACCGCAGAGTTTTAGAGTAACCTTAGGGTAATAAAACATTAAGGGCATCTTCGGATGTCCTTTCTACCTCTAACGAACGGAGATATCTATGGACAAGTTAGACCACAACCAATCCAATTGGAAAGCTCAACACCTACCGTGTGATGCTTGCGGTTCATCTGATGCAGTATGTGTCAATGAAGATGAATCGTGGCATTGCTTTAGTTGTCACACACACGGACAGAATTACGACAACGAATACTCAGGAGAATATATGACAGAAAGTAAACCATCAGCAATAAGAACAGAGGGTGTAGCTGGTGCACTCGTAGACAGAAAGATAACGGCTGAGACAGCTAAGAAGTATGGGGTTACTATACGTATGAACAACGATGGTAGCATTAAGAACCACCTATATCCTTACTACAAAGATGGTGAACAGGTAGCACAAAAGATACGTGACGTACAAGATAAGGACTTCCGTATCGAGGGTACTGTTAGAGATGCTGAGTTGTTTGGTATGGACACAGTACAAAAGAAAGGTAAGTACATTACTATTACTGAGGGTGAGTGTGATGCGATGGCAGCCTACGAATTGATGGGTAGTAAGTGGGCTGTTGTTAGTGTCATCAACGGTGCGTCCTCTGCACCTAAGGATGTTAAAAGAAACCTTGAGTTCTTTAATGAGTTTGAAACAATCGTTATTTGTTTTGATGCTGATAAGGCAGGTAGAGATGCCGCTAAGAAAGTAGCTGAGTTATTCCCACCGTCTAAGGCTAAGATTATGACGATGCCTGAGGATTATAAAGACGCTAATGAAATGCTCAAGGTAAACAAGAAGCAATCCTTTATGGAGTCTTGGTGGAACGCTAAGCTATTTGCACCTGATGGTATCGTTAGAGGTGATGATATGTGGGGTGTTGTTACTGAAGAAGTTAATCAATCGTTTGTTGAGTACCCTTGGCAAGGATTGAATGAGCTTACCTATGGCATACGTACACACGAGTTGGTTACTATCACAGCAGGTAGTGGTATGGGTAAGTCACAAATCATTAGAGAGTTAGTGTTCTACCTAATGAACTTAGAGGACAGTGGTAACGTAGGTCTTCTTATGTTAGAAGAATCTATTAAACGTACTGGCTTAAGCTTGATGTCACTATCGGCTAACCAACTGTTACATTTACCTGACGTACATATAGATAAGGAAGAGTTAAAGAAACACTATGATGCTACGCTAGGTACGGGTAAGGTATTCTTATACGATAGCTTCGGGTCTAACAGTGTAGATAACATCATTGCTAGGGTCAGGTATATGGCTAAGGGTTTAGATTGTAAGTACATATTCCTTGACCACATCTCTTTGCTAGTGTCTGACCAACAGAACGGTGATGAACGTAAGGCACTGGATGAGATATCTACTAAGCTACGTACGTTAGTACAAGAGACAGGCATTGCATTGTTTATGGTTAGTCATCTACGTAGACCAGGAGGTACAGCACACGAGGAAGGTGGTATGACCTCACTGTCACAGCTTAGAGGGTCAGCAGGTATCGGACAACTATCTGATATGGTGATTGGTCTTGAGCGTAACGGACAGGACGATGACCCTGTAATACGTAACACAACTACTGTTAGGGTACTCAAGAATAGATTCTCTGGTCTCACTGGTCCTGCTTGTTACCTGCACTATGATAAAGATACTGGTAGAATGAATGAAGTTGATAATCCTAATGAAGCAGGAGACACCGATGAGTTCTAAATTAGTATTTGATATTGAAGCTGATGGGCTTGACCCCACCCAGATATGGGTGGTGTGTGCTAAGAAGATAGGCAGTGAGTTTGACCCATTCGTATTCAAAGATAAAGATACCTTTCAGAAGTACGTTGATAGTGTTGATGAGGTAATAGGGCACAACATCATTGGCTATGACGTACCAGTACTTGAACGCCTATGGGGTATAGACTTCAGTGGTAAGAAGATTACTGATACGTTAGTTATGTCTAGACTATCTGAACCTTCTAAGTTAGGAGGTCACGGGCTTAAGAAGTGGGGTGAATATCTCCACTGTGATAAGGGTGACTATGATGATTGGACTAGACTGTCACCTGAAATGATAACATACTGTAAGCAAGACGTTAGAGTTACTGAGTTAGTATACAAGACAGTACTAGAAGACCTTAAAGGATTCAGTGATGGGTGTATTGAGTTGGAACATCAGGTAGCTACAATCGTACATCAACAACAGCTTAACGGTTGGTTGATTGATGAACGTGAAGCTAACGTACTACACGCTGAGTTATGTGAACGTAAGCAAGGGCTGATTGATAAGGTACTGGAAACATTCAAGCCCTTACCTGTGTTCATTAAACTTAATGTACTTAAGAGTCCAATGAAAGCTAATGGTCAACCGTCTATGGCATATGCTAAGCAGATGGCAAGAGGTGCACACTTCAACAGCGATAGAGAGTGGGGGTGCATCGAGTACCCTGAGTTTAACTTAGCTTCAAGGCAACAGATAGTACGTTACCTTGAACACTTTGGTTGGACACCTACTAAGTTTACTGATAAGGGTAATGCTATTGTAGATGAGTCAGTACTTAAGGATATCACTGACATACCTGAGTGTGTGATGATAGCTGAGTACTTCTTAATCTCTAAGAGAGAAGCTATGCTTAGGAATATCTTAGGTAAGGTAGGTGATGACACACGCATACACGGTTACGTTAATACTAATGGTGCAATCACTGGACGTATGACACACTCTGACCCTAATATGGCACAGATACCCGCATCTAAACACGATGATAAGGGTGAGCTTATATGGGGTATAGAGGGTGGCTACGGTGCAGACTTTAGAAACATCTTCAAAGCAGAGGAAGGTTATGTTATTGTAGGTTGTGACGCGAGTGGTCTTGAGTTAAGAATGCTTGCACACTATATGAATGATGAGGGGTACACAAATGAAATACTACACGGAGATATACACACAGCAAATCAAGTGGCTGCAGGGCTTCAATCAAGAAATCAGGCAAAGACTTTCATCTATGCATTCTTGTATGGTGCAGGGGATGCAAAGGTCGGGAGTATCGTTAACGGAGGGGCAAAGGATGGTAAAAGACTTAAGACAAAGTTCCTTAATAATACGCCACCACTTAGAGATTTACGAGAGCGAGTTGGAAAGGCTGCTAAAAGAGGGTACGTTAAAGGACTTGACGGCAGAAGAATCTGGATTAGGTCTGAACACGCGGCACTTAACTCTCTCTTGCAAGGGGCAGGAGCAATAGTTATGAAGAAAGCCTTGACAATTTTAGATACTTCTGCTACAATGGGAGGACTTGATTATAAATTTGTGGGTAATATCCACGATGAGTACCAAACAGAGGTACTTAAGGAACACGCTGATGCATTTGGTGTCCTTGCTGTTGAAGCTATACGTGAAGCAGGTCAAGCATACGAAATGAGATGCCCACTAGATGGGGAATATAAAGTAGGATTAACTTGGGCGGAGACACACTAATGATTGCACAAACAGAAGATAAAGTTAAGAGTGATTACTATTACGTAAGAACTAATTCTAAAGGTGAGAAGATACTTAAGAGAGATACCAAAGAGGGTGTGGAAGATGCTACAGCATACTTAGATTCCATAGGCATTGAGTATGAGATTAAGAGCGGTGCTCGTATGATGTGGATTTATATACCACGTAAGGATAATCCTGATTGGTCTGATAAGAAGTATGCTTATTATTACACAACAGGTAGATGGAATCAGTTTAAAGCTGGTGGCTACCCTACTAAACACTATCAATCTAAAGGTATAGAAGATTTCATCACACGCTTTGCTATGAAGGAGACACACTAATGGCTAAGAAGAAAACAGTAGATACTTTAGTAGAAGATGTAGAGAAACTATTCACTAACATAAGTAAAGGTAAGGAACTTAAGATGCCTAAGAAGAAGGTAGCTAAGTTGATGGCAGGACTTGAAGAAGTACTACACCAGTGGGCTACACCTAGAGGACAGAGCAGTGGCTTAAGGATGTCTAACGTAGGTAGACCTAACAGACAGCTATGGTATGACGTTAACACAGACGCTACTGCAGAAGAGTTAGGACCTGATGTTATGTTTAGGTTCTTATATGGTCACGTTGTTGAAGAGTTCTTGTTATTCTTTGTTGACCTAGCAGGACACAAGGTTGAGATGCAACAAGCAGAGGTAGATGTGTGTGGTCTTAAGGGACACATAGACTCAGTGATTGATGGTGTTGTTATTGATATCAAGACAGCCAGTGACTTCTCGTTTAAGAAGTTTAAAGATGGTAAGCTGGCAGAGAATGACCCGTTTGGTTATCTTGCACAGTTAGCAGGGTATGAACACGGACTAAAGAAACAAGGTGGTGGGTTCTTTGTAGCTAACAAATCAACAGGTGAGTTATGTTTGTTTAGACCTGATGACCTTGAGCTACCTAACATAGAGACACGTATCAATAATGTACGTGAAGAACTTAAGCAAGACGTACCTCCTACTAGATGTCACCCCACCATAGATAAAGGTAAGGGCGGTAACGAGGGCTTACACAGTTCTTGTAAGTGGTGTTCACATAAGGTAGCGTGTAACCCTACAGCTAGAGTCTTTAGGTATGCTACTAACGATGAGTTCTTGACTAAGGTAGTTGTAACACCTAGAGTAGATGAAGTAACTAAGGAGTATTATGCACGGTAGAAAAGCTAAGGCGATAAGAAGACAAGCGAAAGATAATATGGTTGAGTGGTTAAAGGCTCTATTACCCAAGGAAGAACAGAGTAAGGTAACAACTGAGACTATACAAGAGTTAGCACCTAAACAAACACACGTTATGAACTTCGGTACTATTAAACTATCAATCTATTCTTATAGATGGTTTGTTAAGATGGTTAAACAAGATAAGGATTGGAAGGACATAGGTGTCTGAAGATATCATATTAAAGTTATCTATAATAGATGATGGTATGATGGAGTTAGCTATGATAGATAACACAAAGAAAGGTAGTGTTGCTAATCAACTACTTTATCCATTAGCTGTAGGCATCAGTGTTATCTTAGAAGATGACCCTAACTTTTTATATGATGCAGGTACTGAACTATATCATAATGAAGTTTATATTAATATGAATGACTCAACTAAACATTAAAGGAGAAACAAATGGAAGATAATATAAACCCTAGCCACTATAAACAGGGTAACATAGAGGTTATAGATTTTATTCTTGACCAGAAGTTAACATATGTAGAAGGTAATGTTATCAAGTATGTTAGTAGATATAAATATAAGAATGGTTTAGAAGATTTAAAGAAAGCACAATGGTATCTAAACAAACTTATGTTGGAGATGACTAAAGATGAATAAGGAAGTATACGTTAAGAAACGTAGTGGTGAGCTGGAGCTACTGGACTATGATAAGATTCATACTATGTTATCTCAGTGTGCTGAGGGACTGAACGTATCTGTATCTGATGTAGCACTTAATGCACACCTAAAGATTGCTAACAAGATGTCATCAGTTGCTATACAACAGACACTTGTTAAGAGTGCAAGTGAGAAGCTAACACCTGAACATCCTGACTATGGCATACTAGCAGGTAGATTGTTAGTAACCAATATGAGGAAGGAAGTGTATGGTAGCTTCGAGCCTATCCCTTTCTTAGATTACATCAAGAAGAATGTTAAGTCTAGATTGTATAGCCCTGAGATACTGGATAAGTACAGTGAAGATGAGATTAATAAATTAGGTGAGCACTTAGAGTATGATAATGATATGGAGAGAGTACACTCTAGTATTACACAACTAGAGAGTAAGTATCTAATTAAAGATGTTAAGACTAACAAGCCCTTAGAGATGATTCAAGAGACGTTTATGATTATCCCTATGGTTATCTTTGCTGATGAGAAACAAGGGCGTATGGACTATGTGTTGGACTTCTATCAAGCACTAAAGAATGATGAGATTAGTTTACCTACTCCAGTTATTAGTGGTGTACGTACTAGACTTAAGATGTTCTCTAGTTGTTGTAAGATTAAGATGGGTGACAGCAGTGAGTCTATCTTAGCTACGGAGTATGCACTGTCTCTTATGACAGCACAGCGAGCAGGTATTGGTATTGATATGGGTCTAGTCAGGGGTATCTTAGCACCAGTCAAGAACAATACTGTTAAACATACAGGTGCTCTACCTCTACTTAAGACAGTAGAAGCAGCGAGCAAACAGTTCACACAGAACGCATTACGAAGTGGTGCTACTGTAGTTAACTATCCTATTTTTAATTGGGAGATTATGGATGTCTTGGAATACAAAAACAATCAAGGTAGTAATACTACTAGGGCTAGGTTTATTGATTATACTATCGGAATCCCTTCAATCTTTATTGAGCGTGTCCTTAGCAAAGGAGAGTGGACTTTATTCTCCTCAGAGGACGTGCCAAAACTATTTGAATCCTATGGACAGCAAGACTTTGACGAAGTGTATAAACACTATGAGCAACAACCTTTTATCAGAAAGACTAGAGTTCCAGCAACGGAAGTCTTCAACAAGCTCATCAAGGAACGTGTTGGGACTGGACGGATTTATCTGCACTTCATTGACAACATCAATAAACAAGGGTTGTTCAAAGAACCAGTAACACAAACCAATTTATGTAGTGAGATATTCCTACCTACTAAACCTATGAAGTTCAATGGTTTAAAGAAGGAAGCTACAGCAGAGACGTATGACCTAGATGACGGTATGATTAGTTTATGTATCCTAGGTTGTATTAACTTTGGTAAGTTAGAGAACATCACACGTATGGATAAGTTGACTGCTCTAATGGTTAGGTTCTTAGACAACCTTATTGATAAGCAAGAGTATCCTATGGATGCAGCTGAGTGGGCTACGAAAGGCTACAGATTCCTAGGTATTGGTATCAGTGACTTCGCTCACTT